TGGCAGCACCCTGCCAGTTATTACCTGTAATAGTATAAGTAGCGTTACCGCTGTTAGTAGTGTTACGCACTGTCTTAGTAGTCATTGTAGTAGTTCCTACAAATAACTGATTATTACCAGCACTTAACACTTGATTACTACCACCATCTACTAATTCAAATATAAACTCTACTGCATTACCTGATCCTAAGTCAGTATTAACTGCAGAGTTTACTGTAGTCCATCCTCGACGAGCACCGATACGACCATACTTATCGATCACACAGTTTTGAGCTTTTAGTGCATACCCAGAAGACAAAGTAATACTAGACTCTTGGAGGTTAAGTCCATAGAATCCAGGAGCTGCTATAGATGATGTCTGTAGTTGACTAGCCATTAGTTCCAAACCCACTGTTGTTCTTCTATATACCGTCCTGATTCGAGTGCTATAGCATCTGCTAAGCTCTGTTTCATTAACTGATATGTCTCCCCAGCTTGTACTCCTCCGTCCTCACCACGCTCTGCCTGAGCCCTTGCAAGAGCTCCTAAGATTACAGGCTCTTCAGGTACTAATAAATTATCAGCGTTAACTGCTAAGGGTACTTGTGGTTTAATAATATTAAAACGAAGGGTAAAAGCACCATTAGGGATTGGGAACAAATCTACCTGAGTATCTCCGTTGGCATTAGTTCCATTGAAGTTATAGTACGCAGGAGACCCTTTCTGAGGAGTGGTCATTAGGAACTGCTGATCCATCCACCTGGTAGAGGCTAATTCTACGAAAGCATTTTGAGTATCGTTAATAACATCAATAACTCTGAATCTTTGACCTGAGCCTGTTAGAACATAGTTAAATACGTCTGCTGTAGTTGTAGCAGAGAGGGTTTCAGACAAGGCATTCCAGTTGTAGGAGTCTTCTACGACCCTCTTAGAATCATTGACAAACTTAGCAATCAATTTTACATAGGCATTATCAGAGACCGAGGAAGCCTCAGGCTCACGAAGCCGTATCAGTACGTCATTTACTAGTTGAATGTAGTTCATATCTCTATATTATACCATAAAATTGATTAAAAGTCAATACCCTACCACTTAACTTTATCAGCCCAGTACGCAGCAGATAGTTTACCTTTAGCAATATTCGCAGCATGTCGAGCTTTGAAACTCTTCTGTCTAGCTTTCTGAGCTGGTGTCTTAGGAGAAGAACCTGCTCCGCTTACACCTTGTTGACCAAAACGAATAAGCTTCTCAGTATCCCCAGACTTAGCCAATACAGCATGGGATTTAGTAGGGTGTCCTGGAGTACGCTTAGGCTTATTGTACCCAGTAAAGGTTTCTTTACCCTTCTTAATCATTTCTTCTTAGCTGTCTTAGCAGCTTCCTTAAAAGCTTTAGCAGTAGGAGCACCTTTAGCCCCTACCTTACGCATCTTCTCGCCTGATCCAGCCTTAATACGACGACGCTTGGCTGCGATATTGGCATACAAGCCAGGCTTAGTAGCCACGCATTGCACCCATCTTCTTCATTGGCTTAGATACTACTTTAGCACCAGTCTTTTTAGCGTATGTCTTAGCTTGCTTCTTACCCTTAGTTGTATAGGGGAACTTCTTGTCTTTTACCATTGGCATGATTACTTCCTTTTCTTAGGTTTAGCGGTTGATAATGCGATTGCGACTGCTTGCTTCTGTGGTCTTCCTTCTTTGACCATCTTAGAAATGTTCTTACTAATTGTCTTTTGTGACTTACCTTTAGCGAGTGGCATAATTATCCTTATGCAAAGTTTTGTACTGTACTACGTTGCTCTAACTCTAATGTTACAATACAGCTTGCATTCGTTGCACCAGTTTCAATCAATACACGAATCTCATCATGCTCATCTAAGACTACATGAGCTTGTCCATCAATGCGTAAGAAGTTCTTAGCAGTTAAAGAATAATCATATACTACAGCAATCTCTACATTCTCAGAAGCATCATACCAAAATGCTCTGAAGTTCTTAGCAGAGGCTGTGCCGTTGTAAGCGTATAACAGAGTCCACTTAGCCATGTTCCTAGTTGGAACAGTAAACATTGTTGTCAATGTATTAGCAGTAAGATTCTTACCTACGGAATGTGGTCTACTCATTTAAGTACCAGAGTTAATAGTGTTACAATAATGAATCCAGCAGTACCGAGGAGAATCTGTTCTAGTCTTTTTAGTCTAGCATGGATCTGTTCGTAGCGAACCTTACATACTTCTTCGTGGCTTAGTAGTTTTAATTCAGCTTCGGTCATACAGATTCAACCCAAGTTAATGTAGCCTCATCCCATGAATAAGGCTTATTGTCTGTAGGATAAGGTACTGGAGAACTCCACAGACAAGTTTGTTCATTTAAAGTCCAAGATGGAAATGGCTGTGGAGGAATAAAAGCATCTCTTTGGCTGTCGTATGTGTAGCCAATGCCAGCGTAGTTTTTACGAAATGGAGTACCACCTAGCGTATGAACACCGCCATGTGTATTGTATGAAGTTTGTTTATAAACATCGCCTGTTCGAGCAGAAAGTTCTACGTCCTTGCCGTTATCTTCATCACGACCTATTGTAATAAAAATTACAATATTGTTTTCATCAAGTTTTGCAAAATGTGCCATTTGATTTTCTTTAACTAAATGTTACTGTTTCAGAAGTTGTAGAAGTTGCCGTAATGGTGTAAATCTTAAAGCCACCAGAAGTTGAAGAAGATTGCGTTACACCGCCAGAAAATGTTGCACTACGGGTATCAGGAATTTTAATAACAACTATTCCTGAACCGCCAGCTTTGCCGTCTGAAGTTCCAAACCCATGACCACCACCGCCACCGCCAGTATTAGGATCACCAGCAGATGATGTATGGTTAACACCACCACCATCACCACCACCGCCACTTCCACCATCACCGCCATTACCAGTTCCAAAAGCACGATTACCACCACCGCCACCACCTGCGTAACCTACAGACGAACCAGTAATTGAATTTGTTGTTCCATTACCCCCATTTGCTCCGTCATTCACAACACCAGCAGAACCAGCAGCAGCAAAACCACCGCCACCAGATGCTCCATAAATAGCTTGTTGTGGAGTTGTTCCACCATTGCTACCTTGACCGCTTGTTGCAGTACCACCAGCATAAGAACTTGCAGGTGTACCAGATGTACCACCACCACCGCCACCTGAACCACCAGCACCGCCAGCAGTTTCGTATGAACCACCTGTACCGCCACCATCAGAGGTGATGGAAGAAAATACAGAGTTGTTGCCAACAGTTCCAATCGCACCACCAGCACCAACTGTTATTGTGTAAGCTGTGCCTGTTGTTACAGAAGTAGCAGTTGAAGTTCTATATCCACCAGCACCGCCACCACCACCAATAAATGATCCACCACCACCACCGCCAGCAACAACCAACAAATCTGTTACTGTAAAAGTGATAGGTGGGTTAAGTCCTGTCCATCCAAATGCTGCTAGTGATGCTGAGCCAATTTTAGATAAGCGTGGCATTGTTTACCTTATGCGAATTTTGTTACAGAAGCCAATACAGTAAAGGTTGCACTTCCTGTTTTAATGATGACATAGGTATAGATGTCTATCGAACTAACATTACCGCTAGTAGGAGCAGTTCCCCCTTGCCATTTAGGAGTAACAGAAGAACTATCTACTTGCACAGCAGAATTATAATATGCTGTAGAACCATTTGTAACTAAAAATGTTGCAGAAATAGACTCTCCTGTAGACATGAGGGTATCTAAAGAAGTACCGCTAGAACCCCTAAAATTGACTGTAAAGTTTCCGCTTGCGTTACTTGTGTAATACAAGACCGACTGAGTTGTTACATCATAGTTAATTGTGCCTGTAGCTGCTGTAGCAGAAACAGTAACGACTTCTTTAATGTTTGTAAGTTTAGTTGCTGCAACACTTGTCGATCCTGAAAATGTTTGTAAAGCAGTAAAGGTTTGAGCTACATCAGTCTTAGCTGTGTCTGCATCATAAGCCTGAACATCTGTTCCTATGATTAACCCAGTTACAGCGTCTCCAGACTGTAGTTCTTGAACAGTTGTGCCGTTAAGTACGAGAGGATAACGATTTGCCATTTTAAGTCCTTATTAATTAACGGCTACATTGACGGTAGAGCCAGAACGATTAAGAATAGGTAGTACTCCATTTCCTACAGAAACGCTTACAGACGCTCCTGAACGGTTTAGAATAGGCAATACAGTAGGTAATAGTTCCCACGAAGCAGCCGAACCATCAGTCTTTAGAAACTTTCCTGTATTGCTAGTCTGTGAAGGTAAGCCAGAAGGTAACGCAGAAGAAGTCCAGCTTGTTCCGTTACCAATGATAGCGTAGTTATTAGTAGGAGTTAGCCCAGCAATTGTTGCTAGATCAGCATCGTAGGCTTGTACGTCTGTACCAATAGCAACACCTAAGTTAGTACGAGCAGTACCTGTGTTTGTTAAGTCAGATAAGTTATTGGTAGCAATCAACGCACCTGAAAGAGAAGCATAAGCATCTAACCAAGCAGAACCACTCCATACCTTCATTGCATTATCAACACTATTAAAATACAATGCTCCAGTTAATAAAGTATTTCCATCATTATCAACAGAAGGAGCTGAAGATTTAGAACCTAAATATCGATCATCAAACGAATCGTAAGAGGCTGCTGCATTGGTCGCTGAAGTAGATGCTGCAGAAGCAGAGTTACTTGCGTTAGTCGCTGAAGTAGCTGCGTTGCTTGCAGAAGTACTTGCATTAGATGCAGACGTAGAAGCAGACGATGCGGAGTTACTTGCGTTAGTTGCTGAAGTAGCTGCATTACTTGCAGAAGTAGACGCTGCAGATGCTGAGGAAGCTGCATTACTAGCTGAGGTACTGGCTGCAGATGCAGACGATGCTGCGTTACTTGCTTGAGTTGTAGCTGTACTGGCACTTCCTGAAGCGGATGTAGCAGAAGCTGCTGCATTGGTCGCTGAAGTAGATGCTGCAGATGCACTATTGCTTGCATTTGTTGCAGAAGTCGCTGCAGCAGTAGCACTGTTAGAAGCATTAGTTGCTTGAGTTGTAGCAGTAGACGCAGAAGATGATGCACTAGAAGCTGAACTACTTGCATTAGATGCTGAGGTGCTTGCTGAAGACGCTGAAGAAGCTGCGTTAGTTGCTTGAGTAGTAGCTGTAGAAGCTGAGTTAGAAGCGTTTGTAGCAGATGTAGAAGCAGCACTAGCAGAACTTGCAGCAGCAGCTTGAGCAGTCTCTGCATTGGTTTCAGCAGTTTCAGCGTTTGTTTCCGCAGTCTCTGCATTGGTCTCTGCTAACTCAGCGTTAGTTTCTGCTAGTTCTGCAGCAACCTGTGCTACCTCTGCAGCTACTTGTGCAGCGATAGCAGCGTCTTTAGCAGCGAGTGCTAAGAGTACTTCACTAGAAGCGTCTCCTACAGCATCGCCTGCTCCACCTGCACCACGATAAATAGCCAAAATTTATCTCCTATATTTGTTTAAATACACTCATCGAATGCACTTAAAGAAAACTCCCCAGCCGAAGCTGGAGAGTCTTAGGAACTACTATTAAGCGTTTACAGCTAATACAAAACCAGTCTCAGGACGTACTACTTTAACACCGTAGAGGGTGTCAGCAGTGTACAGAGTAGACAAGTACTCTTGTTTGTACTGAGTTTGGCTACGTACAGACATTTGCTCAGCCAATACCATTGTATCACGATGAGCCAAGATAGCTGCTTTGATGTCGCCACCGCTAGAAGCAGTATTCTCAGAATCAGTTTCAATGATTGGAGCATTGCTGGTTACATAGATGTCGATGCCATAGAGCTGACCGATCTGACCGTTGTTTACACCACGACCATCAACGAAATCAGAGCTATTGTAACGATCAATACCCATGATAGCTGCACGTAGTGATGGAGGAACAGCGAAGAAACGACCATCCATTGGAGTATCAGCATCGTCCATGAGCTTGATCAAGGCACGAAAGCCAGCGTCAGTGAATACGTCAGCAGGAACTACAGTGTCATCAGCGTAAGCTGTGAGACCAGTAGAAGCGTCAATGTAATAGCTGTTGCTGTGTGTCCAGTCTGTGCTACCATTACCAAAGGTTTTACCTAAACCAAACAAGGTGTCGTCAACCTTCTTAGCCAAAGCATAGCCAGCGTCGTCAGTGTAGAAACGACGTAGTGATGCCAAAGCCTGAACTTCGACGATGTCTTCGATAAAACGTGAGTACTCGAAATGCTGCCTTC